TATGGCGACGATATACAACCTTGAAGAAGGTAATTTGAGGATTACCAGTTAAATAAACATCCTGTGCTCCATAAGCTACTAATTGAAGAAGACCACCACCCATTTACGCTATATTCTTTATACTATTAGAGGAGAAAAAAAAAAGGACATTAAATGTATTTAAATGTATTTAAATGTATTTAATTGTAATACTGATTCTAATTAAATATATAGTATAATTTACAAAAATACTAAATATTTAATTAGAATATGCTAATCCACCCATGCCAGATAATATGCGAAGAACGTTGTAATTAACTGCGTAAATATTCAAAGTAGTGACTCCTGAACTCGAAGTCGCATCACCATGTATGTCGAGAGCAAGAGTTGCAGTATCAATGCGTGACATATTAAGAGTTCCACTAGGTTGATGCTCTTCGGGTTTAAGTGCGAATGAATAAACATTAATACCAGCATTTGTTGGTATATTTTCGTGATGTTGATAAGGTTGCACAAGATTAAAGTATGAACCAGGGCGTGCGGAGAAACGGTCGTTGCCATTAAGTATTAACTTGGCGGTATTAACAAAATTTTTAGGAAATGTTGTTGCTGTTGAATTAAATGACGTGCCAGTCTTTCCGCTAGTATGAAGTGTATGGCTTCCAGCAACATTTGCAAGCCCAGTATTATAGTTATATGGGAGACTAGCTATTTTTTCATATGATGTAGTATAATTGAACCAATTATGATTAGTTAATGGGGTAGTTGAAGCTTTTCTGTTTGCAAACCAAATAAGTTCCTTGCAAGGATGATTGAAAGATAATTTAGTATTTAATTTAGTAGAATTTACTGATTCAGAACCAGTAAATTGAAGTTGTTCAATTAAATATTCGTGAGATAGTTGAGCAAATCGGCGACGTTCATCAGTATCTAGGAAAACATAATCAACCCATAAAGTTGCAGTTGGGAAGGCACCAATTGATCCTGCGTGACCTTTGCAATTTTCACCTGATTCAAATTGAATATTGATTTTAACTTCGTGATATTGAAGGGCGATTAAAGGAAGTGCAAGACCAACATTACGGCAAAACCAAAACTCTAATGGAACATAAAGAGTATGACCAGTTAGAACACCACCAGAACCACCAACCATTCTGTTGTAACCTGCGCGTTTTGATTTAGGTAAGGAAAGCTCATTCCATACATATAACCAATGAGAATAATGCTTATCTATTTTTTGCCCACCAATTTCAATTTCAATATTATTAATTACGCGTAATCCATAGAAAGGACACAAGTTTCCCGCATCTTCTACTTTGAGAGATAAATACATACGATGAACTAAATCGCCATTACGAGATATTTGGCATGTTACACGACTATTATACCCAGGTGTTCCATTAAAAGTTTGACCAATCGCTTCAATTGCGAAGTTAGTATGGCGACGATATACAACCTTGAAAAAGGTAATTTGAGGATTACCAGTTAAATAAACATCCTGTGCTCCATAAGCTACTAATTGAAGAAGACCACCACCCATTTACGCTATATTCTTTATACTATTAGAGGAGAAAAAAAAAAGGATTAATACACATTGCATATTTAACAAAAATAATTCATTAATAATTAACTAATGAATTAAGTAATGAATTAAGTAATGAATTATTAATTGGAATAGGCTAAACCACCCATGCCTGATAATATACGAAGGACATTGTAATTAACAGCATATATATTAATACCATCAAATGTCGTAGAAACACCTTCCGCGTTTTTAACATCTTTTACTGTAAGCATCAGTGTTGCAGTATCAATACGAGACATATTTAAAGTTCCACTGGGTTGATGATCTTCGGGTTTAAGTGCGAATGAATATACATTAATACCAGGATTGCTTGGTATATTTGTATGATGTTGATAAGGTTGAACATATGAAAAATATGTTCCGTCGCGAACACTAAAACGGTCATTGCCATTTAATTGTAAGATAGTATCTAAAAATGGTGTTGAAATATTATTATTAGTAACATTGCCAATATTTGAACTGAAATTTTGACCAGTCATATAATTACTTGCATTAAATCCAGTAATATAATTACTGTTTTGATGACCTCCTACAGGATAATTTAATCCTATATTTGTTGAAGTGAAATCAACAAGGTCAGTATCAGTGTAATTATACCAATGCGATTTCTTGCGAAACTGGGGCTTTGCAACCCATACTAATTCTTTGCAAGGATGATTAAAGTTTAGTTTAACGCGATTTGTAGCATTATTATTAAGTGCTTCGGTGCCTGTGAATTGAAGTTGTTCAATTAAATATTCGTGAGATAGTTGAGCGAATCGGCGACGTTCGTCAGTATCAAGGAAGATATAATCAACCCATAAAGCCATTTCATTAAGTGTTGAAGCAGCAGCCCCTGTATATACTTCAGTGTTGTAGCCTGTAGCAATTAAATTCATAAGACAATTATTGTGTGTTTCAAAATCTATCTTGATTTTAACTTCGTGATATTGGAGCGCGATTAATGGTAAAGCAAGACCAACGTTGCGACAAAACCAGAATTCAAGAGGTATATAGAGAGTAGTATCATTATGTGAAGTAACATCTTTGTCCGCACCAACCATAGCATCATAACCATATCGCTTTCCAAGGGGTAATGAAAGCTCATTCCAAATATATAACCAATCAGAATAATGTTTATCTATTTGTTGCCCACCAATTTCAATAACAACAGATTTAATAAGACGAAGACCTACGTAATTGACATATCGAGTTCCAGAGTCAGGCGCCGAAATACCAGTAATTTTAGGTAATGTTACTTGGAGATATACGCGGTTAATTAAATCACCGTTACGAGATATTTGACAATTTACAGTTTGTCCATATCCTACAGTTCCGTTAAATGTTTGTTGAATAGCTTCAATCGCGAAATTAGTATGGCGACGATATACAACCTTGAAGAAGGTAATTTGAGGATTACCAGTTAAATAAACATCCTGTGCTCCATAAGCTACTAATTGAAGAAGACCACCACCCATTTACGCTATATTCTTTATA